TGGATTGCTACAAAGAAATCGGATTGCTTGTGATCCAGCTTCGTCCCTTGTACAAATCAGACAAGCTTTTCGGTCAAGCAATGGCACAGCATACGACTATTAGTCGGCAAGATTACAATGACTGCAAAAAAATTGCGGAAAACTGGGAGCTTGTGCAGCGCTTAAACACCGACGGAAAACTTGACGGTCTAGGGATGAGCGCCATCCGTAAGCGGATCACCAAGGCAAGCAAGCCAGCAGAGCCGAAAGCGCCTAAGTCAGCAGGTAATACATCTGCAGGAAAAGCCAAAGCCAAGCCGGAGGCTGCTACTGACGGACCGTCCGACACCAAGCAATTCCAGACGGAAGCGGAGCTTGCCACGTTCGTCAAAGCCGCCCTCGAAAGCAACGGCTTAAACACCAGCGCTTTCCTTAAGGCCCTACACGCTGAAATCGTAGGCTAACACAGCCAAGCGCCCTGCATCACAGCGGGGCGCATCACTCTCTCTCACATACACACACAAGGAATTAAACCGATGACGGATCTAGAAAAAACATTTAATGTCCCGCTTTACTTTGCCACACAAATTCAAGATCACGCTGAAGCGCATTACGAAGAAGACGGTTGGGACGTACTGGTTGAATGTTGGACCCTCAAAGAAATACTTCAAGAGATCCAAGGTTGCCGCAAATATGAAACCGCACTCAAGCGTGTGCACAAAGCTGTAAAGCTTTATGATGATCACCGCAAAGAGATCCAATCCGAAGCTTGGTAATGATACCAGTATCAACGGTCTGGCTTTACTGTCGGACCGTCCGTCACTTCAAACACACACACACAAGGAATTGACCCATGCGCCATCGTACAAAATACATTCTTAGACCTACTCGCCTTCAAAACTTTGCTTATTTTCTTGCCTACGTTAGCACGTCAGGCATGATGTTCTTTTGTGGCATGCTTTATGCTATGCATGGGGGGTGACGTACATGTTAGGTGTAAGCAGACGTGACAGGTATGCTCGCCGTGCTGATAAGGTGTGGCGTAGCAGGTGGCTGTGTAATATGCAGCAGCGTAAACATCCCAAACCCCTTGACAATCTAGCATGGATGGCTGACAGTTATGGGACTTCTACTGTCGGACCGTCCGACACTTCAACTTCAAGACAACCAAGTAAAAAGGAATCATGACATGCAAATAGAACACATATCCGATAACAAAATTTTGGTGCACAAAAAATCTATGATGACAGGCAAGATAAACAGCATGACATTGCCTACCAATCAAGGTGTGATTGAGTACTGGCTTGCATCAGGTGATCTAATACAGAATGTTATGCCTGACCTGTCTGTAGAACAGCGTGAGTTCTTGATGTCAGGTATGACACCTGAAGAGTGGGACGAAGAGTTCGGCTTTGATGAAGAGCTAGACGAAATCTATTGACAATCATGGGGCGGTTTGGCATTACTGTCGGACCGTCCGACACTTCAACTGAAAAGGAATCATGACATGACCGCATCGCAATCGTTCTTAGTCTATCAACCCAAGAGTGAAATCATTAGGCAGGATGACATAGATATGTATGTATCCTTGCGTAGTTTACCTGCAGGAAATGGCGTGGATGTAATACAGAAAGCCTTAGCTAAAGATTTCTATGAGCCAACATCCTTCTTACATATGGGTGTGATGACAGCGCAGACTAGTCATGACATGGATGACGTACTTGAGTGGATCTTTGACGAGTGCAATGGCTATGGTAGTGGCAAGCTTAGGCGCACGACTATCAGGCCATCCCCTAGTATGTCGGTGGGTGACATCGTGCTGTGTCTACAATCACGAAGAGCATTCGTGGCTCTGTCCTTTGGATGGCAGGAGCTTGACATAGAATTAAAACTTATATGTAATGGTGTTGTGTCGGATCGTCCGTCACTAAAACAATCTGCATAAATGGGAGACTACCATGCGAGTTGAAGTTTACTGGAACCTGCACAAGCATACATTCTCTGTCCGTAATACCAAGACAGGGCGTGTACTCTTTCACGCTGATGAAGTGTGGATAGATGATGCGCAATTTGTGGTGCGTCAGTCTGGACGTAAGCGTGTACTACGTGAGGGCAAGAAGAATGTGCATGCCTTTGTGCGTGGTACGCTTGGCGATTTCATACAGGTCAGTGGCTACAGCAAGCGAGATGACAGTGACCCCTTGATGTGTCCAGCTTGGCGCTTGCATGGCAGGGCAACGTACAACCCGTACAAATTCACAAGCTTTGTTGATAGCAAAACTCTGGAACCTATTGACAAATCAGATATGGTATGCTTATCTAAGGTGGTTGATACAGACATCAAACCTAAAATACGTTACTTATCAACGACTTAACTTACTGTCGGACGATCCGACACAACAACAGGAGTGCTTCCCTATGTACCAACGTGACTGCACAGAAATCGTACAACACGCATTGCAATCCCCTGATGGATTGTATGACGTGATTGAGTTCACCTTATGCACGATCAACATGCCGTTGTCTCGTGTGATAGAGCAACGCAAGTCTATCAAGCTGCATGGCATCATGTCCAAGTGGGTCAGCAGTACTAAGGCTCAAGGTATTACCTATGCACAAGAGCACAAGGTAGAGTTGCATACACTCATGCTTAACATACGTGAGACTGCTGGATGTGACACCATTGATGGTGCACAAGCTGTAGTAGATCTGTTCATGCGTATACCTAGCATTGGTATGGTCAAGGCTGGCTTCATTGGTCAGATGCTAGGCTTTCAAGTAGCATGTCTTGACAGACACAATGTCAGGGCGTTAGGGTTGAGTGAGTCTGCCTTGCGTATCAACAAGAAAGCATCGCAAGAAGTACGTCTCAAAAAGATACGTGAGTACGTCAAGCTATGCCGCCGCAAGGGTTCCGAATACTGGTGGGACACATGGTGCAACTTTGTTGCTGATCGTGGTGGTATGAACAAGTCCTTGCCTACTGGTGATGCAGTGTCACGCTATCATGTTGATGCTGTAGTAATGACATAACAACGAAAGGATATTACTTAATGAAACCAAACATGCACTATGTATGCGTTATGGATTACGATGAGGCAGATACCTGCCTTGTCGCTGCATGTCGCAGTGAAGAGAATGCATCTAACATATACGACATGTTGTCTACAGAATACGACATGCTGTGGTGGGATGTACTGTCGGACCGTCCGTCACTACACCTCAAGGATCACGACCCTGCTTTCTATGCAGATATCTACTGCCTCTTGACAAAGCCCAGCGCTGTTGCTAAGAAACCTAAGCTTATCGTGATTGACGGAGGTCTTACAGCATGAGCATTTCTAACGCACTTAACTTGAAGATACTTGACATGTGTGAAAAAATACTGCCAAGTACACGTATGGCAAACGATGCCAAACTAAAAGAACTACTAACCCAGATCCGTAACGAACTCACACAGGAGAAATGATATGTTCGTATTATTCGCAACCAAAAAACTTAACGATGGTACTAAAGGTTTCCGCTTCAACTTCGCTGGCATCAAGGGCCTGACACGTAAGCGTAAGGTGGTCAGCCGTGGCTTGCGCCGTGAGCTAGGCGATTGCATGACTGCCTATCACTTAGGCAAACGCACTGTGTACTTTGAGCACAAGCGTAACCGTAACACTGAGCGCCGCTTGCAGCACTTCGCAGGGTAGCACTCACAAGCAGGGCGGTCTGGCTTTACTGTCGGACCGTCCGTCACTAACTCATTGAAAGGATTACATTATGTTTGACAAACAAAAGCTAAGACAAATACGTGAAGCAATGCAGGAAGCATTAGAGAATGCTGGCATACACGATGTAACTATCAAGGTAGGTAACTGCTCCTACTCAGGCGGCGAAGCTACATACAAGGTACAGGTATTGCTTGATGGTGCGGATACACAAGAGCAGATTGCGCTTACACATTTTGCACAGTTCTACAAGTTAGACACTACTCGTATCTCTGAGATAGGTGGGCAGAAGGTTACTCTCGTAGGGTACAACACCAACGCTAAGAAAATGCCGTGGCAAGTTAAGTCTTTGACTAGTGACAAGCAGTGGAAGCTTACACACAATCAAGCTTTAGAAATGTTTGAAGAGGTATCATAACATGACGAATCCTAACGCAGGTAAGTATGTCATAAGCCTGTATGACTACACAGGTGAGGCACTCAAGCCGTGGGCAGAAGCAGGATATATTTGCTATGCCTTTGACATACAGCATGATGCAGAAAAAATATGTAAAGATAATTTTGAGGGCGGTGGTCTGATCCGTTATGTTAATGCAGACCTTCACGATCAAAGCACTCTCAACAGGATAGCTGTAAACTTTCAGTTTGAGAATGTTGTATTCGGCATGGCGTTTCCTGTGTGTACTGACTTGGCTGTATCAGGTGCGCCACACTTCAAGGCTAAAGCTAAGCGTGACCCTGAGTTCCAGACTAAAGCAGCAAGCTATGCTATGATGTGCTCGCAGTTCTTCAATGAGCTAGGCGTACCTTACTTCATAGAGAATCCTGTTAGTGTGTTGTCTACGTTGTGGCGTAAGCCTAACTACACATTCCACCCCTATGAGTACGGCAAGTACATCGCTGACAGTGAGGCAGAGCATCCCTTGTGGCCTGACTACATTGCAGCTAAGGATGCCTATCCTAAGAAGACATGTCTCTGGACAGGTAATGGGTTCACTATGCCGTGGACTGACCCAGTAGAGCCAGAGCAAGGGCACAGCAGACAACACTTGAAACTTGGTGGGAAGTCTGTTAAGACTAAGAACATACGATCTGCCACACCCCGTGGCTTTGCTCGTGCAGTTTATGAGTTCAACTCTGGTGACGGACCGTCCGACAGTAAAGAATTAACAATGGAGAATGTACTATGAGACTACTACTTAACACAGAAGCTTACCCTGACTACACACAAGATCAACTCGTAGAGTGGTTGGGTTTACTACCGCATTGGGTTGCCGACTATGTAGAAGATGGCGGCGACGAAGAAGGTCTTGATCTTGTAGACCACATGACAGAAGCGTATGGATTCGGTAAGCTGTACCAGTTCAAGGGTAAGGTATTATCTAATGGTACATACACCTATCCAGAAGATGATGACCTTAATCCTATTGCTAAGGTCAAACTCAAGAAGGGTGATGTTTACTTTTACCCCTATGGTATGGTAGCATTACCTACAGACAATGGACACTATGTAACAAGAATGGATTGATAGATATGAAAATTGAAACACAAACAGTAGAAGTAAAAGTATGGGATCACCACGATGCAGTGGTGTTTGTAACTCAACAGCGCTACGAAAAGACAGGTGAGAAGACTGAATCAGGTACTGATATATACAGTCACTGGAAGGAAGTACTGACAGCTATCCCTGTAGACTTCGGGTACAACAATGAGCTAGAGGACGAAGATAAGTACAAGCTAGTCAAGAATGTTGCAGACTCTTTGGTTGCACTGTACCAGTATGATCATGACAATTATGAGATTGGTGTGTCTTACTACATAAATCACGACCAGTTTGTAAACGGATAAAGGGAATAGATAATGGAAAGTGTAGGTAATAAATATGTTGTACCTTTACAGCGATATCACGATGATCTTGCTCGCAGCATTGACGATCTATTGTGGATCGACGAGGACGTAGAGAACATGGAGCGTGAGCTTGAGTATATCAAAGGACGTATAGCACAGGGAGATATGTATGAGCCGCTTTTTTGATAAGCTGTTGAACTACATCTTCATGTTTATCATGGCTATCATATTCTTTGGGCTAGGCACAGGACTGTTATAGAAAGGAACCGCAATGGCGAAACGCAATGTAGTAGAACTAAAAGGTAAGCACACAATAAAGCAAGCATGTGACTTCTATATGCACACACCTAAGTTTGCTGCATTGCGTCCTCGTACTCAGAAAGATTACATGATGTACCTATCTAAGGTATGCGATACCCCTGTGCAAAAGGGTAAGCAATTAGGTAACATCAAGCTTATGGATGTACGCTTCAAGCATGTGACTACCGCATATGACAGGTGGCTTCTCGTGCATGGGGTACGTAGCTCAAACTACATGGCTACGTGTCTCAGTATTGTATTCAATACATCCATACGACACGAGGCTATGCTCTCTAACCCTGTAACATTATTACAACGTACAACGGATAAGCCTCGTAAAATTAAATGGACTAGGGATCAGGTGCGTCTCTTCTTAGATACCGCATACTCTGAGTGGAAGTGGCGTAGCGTTGGCCTGATCGTTCACATGGCATACGAGTGGGCACAGCGTGTAGGTGACATGCGTCTACTCAGGTGGGACAACCTAGACTTAGATGCCCAGCGCCTAGACTTAGAGCAGAGTAAACGTAGGGCCGATGTACACTTACCTATTACAGACGAAAGCTTGTGTCGGATGCTCCGACAGCAGAAGGAAGACTTTGACTTCCAAGACTACGTAGCGCCTCGTGTATTCCCTAGAGCAGGGGCACACACACCTTACGACGATCAAGAAATACATGTGCTAGTCAATCAAGTTAAGGAAGCTGCAGGATTACCTATTGAGATACAAGCACGAGACTTACGGCGTACTGGCATTACAGAGATGGTAGAGTCAGGCGTAGACATGGCGGGTATTATGCAAGTCAGTGGACACACCAACCCCCAAAGTGTTAAGCCTTACTTGGTAAACACATTCAGTGGTGCGTCTGCTGCATTAGCGCAAAGGAGATCCAATGACGATAAGTGATTACGTTAAGTCATTAAGTTTGGGTGATGGTGAGACACACAGATCTGACTGTCCGTCATGCCGTGGCTCCAATACATTTACTGTAGTAAATAGATCTGGCTCCATGATATACAACTGCTACAAGCTAGGCTGTAGATCTAGAGGTGCAGTGCATGTCAACCTGACAGCAGCAGAGATACAAGCTAAGCTTACTGCAGAGGCATACGTTAAGCCTGAGCCTGAGTGTATGATAATACCTGAGTATGTGGTTGAACCTGTTGGCCGGGAATACACGTTGCTTAATTCATTCCTAGATAAGTGGGACTTACAAAGCGAGCGTGTCTTGTATGATGTGAGTGAGAAACGTGCTGTGTTTCCTATTAAACACAAAGGTTCTATCATTGATGCGGTAGGCAGAGCATTACATAATGCTATACCAAAGTGGTACAGATATACCGGAAAGGCTAGTGTATACAAAAGGATAGTAGGTAAGCCAAACGGTACAGCGGTTATAGTCGAGGATGTTATAAGTGCTATCACAGTTGCTAAGCTTCTACCCCAAGTCACAGGCTTAGCTATTATGGGTACGTCACTAGGTCATGAACACATGGAACACATAGGAGAATTTTCTAATGTTATCATAGCGTTAGACCCTGATGCCATGACCAAGACACTTCAGTATAGGAGAGAGGTAGAGGCATGGACAGGCATACGAACACAAGCTTTTAGACTTGACGATGACATCAAATACAGATTACAATCCGATGTAAAGAGGTTAAGGGAAATGTTATTATGATGAAGTTTAATAATAAACAAAATCCTATGGCTAAGGATGTAAGACAGCCTAAGTATAAACAACAGGTTATACCTGATAAGAAAAAACCTGTAACTAAAAGAAAAGAAAAACATAAAGGTAAAGATAATGATTGAAGCGGTAACAGGCGCATCTATACTTGCGTTCTTAATTATTGGTTTTATATGTATTATATTGAGTGAGGTAAATAAATGATTGAAGTAACATACAAAGGCAGCATGGGTAATGACTTGACTGTAGTTAATGCAGCCCGTGTAAGCTTTGGCAAGGAGAGTGAGTGGGACTACGAAGAGTCAGATGCTTACAGCTTCAAGCAACACATGAAAGCTAGGGATAAGAAGCTTATACAATACCTAGCCAAGTACAAACACATCAGCCCCTTTGGACATTGCTTTGCAAGCTTTCACATCAAGGCACCAGTCTTTGTAGCTAGACAGCTAGTCAAGCATAAGTTCCTGCGTTGGAATGAAATATCAAGACGGTACGTGGACAATGAGCCTGAGTTTTACATGCCTAGATCTTGGCGTGGACGTAGTGCTGATAAGAAACAAGGTAGTACTGGCGAGTGGTATGATGACGATCTAGATTTTGTAGTTAAGGAAAGTCACACAGCTTGCTTTAACGCCTATAAAGAGTTGCTTGAGAATGATGTATGCCCAGAGCAAGCCCGTATGGTGTTACCACAGAGCATGATGACTGAGTGGTACTGGTCAGGTAGCTTGGATGCGTTTGCTGATATGTGTAAGCTTCGTTGTGCGCCTGACACACAAGCAGAGACAGCAGAGGTAGCATGGGATATTGACCGCACTATGGTGCAATTATTTCCTGTATCGTGGAAAGCATTAAGGGAGACTGACTAATGAGAGGTAACATTAACGGTGCAATCAAGGCGTCAGCTATTGTAGCTTTACTTATAGCTGCACCACCTGTGTTGATAGCTATGACGTATGACGAGTATCCAAAGTACTGTAAGCTGTCTATCTTATTACCTTGCATAGGAGTAGACAATGAAGAGTGATATAATAAAAGTAACAGAGATAGAAGAGCATGAGGACGGCAGTGCTACACTACAAGTAGAGTGTGACCCTGAGACATTCGCAGCTATCTTTAATGCAGGGTTTATAGCTTTAGTTAAAGCTGGTTTAGAATCAGAAAGGAGTGAAGATGTATGCAGTTCAGATTGAGGTTGAGAAGGGTGAGTACACCTTAGTAAGAAAGGAAGATCCTTGGACGTATGACACAGAGGTACGTACATTTAGTACAGAAAAAGAAGCAGAGACAGAAGCTGCAAGGTGGAATACAGGACGAGTAATAAACTATGAAGCTTATATAGGGAAAGAAAAACATGTATAAGAAAGAGCATAACGATACGACAGGCCGTGATAAGTACTACAAGGATAACCCAGAGTCTATGCGTAAAAGAAATGAGAACCGTATGTGGGTCAATGGTAAGTACATACCTCCTACGCATGACTTACATAAGCCGGGACGATATAAATCTTTTAATGACGCCGCCTTTGAAGGGTTAGGTAAATACTCTAACATCAAGGAAGGTTATGTGTATGCTCTAACTAATCCTGCATGGCGTGACTGGGTTAAGATTGGTATGGCTATTGATGTTGAGGATAGGGTTAATGCATATCAAACGTCCAGCCCCTTTAGAGACTTTCATCTACGAGGGTATGCCCATTTCAGTGACAGACGTAAGGCAGAGTCAGATGTACACGACCTCGCCAAATCTATGTCTAATGACTACGTTAAAGAATGGTTCAAGCTTTCATGGCAAAATGCATTAGAGCTTATTGAAAAGGTGAAGAGTAGATCTATATCAGACATGACTGATGAAGAACGTAAACGTGCCATAGAAAGAAGCGAGGCCAATAAAGTATGATGGAATTAGCACTCATAAGATCTCTCATGAATAAAGAATTTTATGAGGGACATAAGGGTATCCGTACCCCCGACAAACTCTTTACGAAAGATGTTAGAAAGATTAAGCACACCGTAGAGATGGCTATGCAGGAGTACGATAAAGATCTGTCTGTGTCGGAAGTAGAGGGCTTGTTCTTCTCTTCCAACGCAACACTTACTACATCTAACAAGACAGTATATAAGGAAATCTTTAACAAGATCCGCAAAGAAGAACCTATGTCTAAGCCTATCGCTAAGGAAGTTTTGTCTAAACTTTTTCAGCAGATGGTAGGGGAAGAGGTAGCCAACATAGGTTTTGATTATGTTAATGGTACACAGAAAAGTCTTGAGCCTCTGAGAAAACTACTGAGTGATTACGAGGATGACTTTACCCCAAGCCTTAACTTAAATTTCTGTGATATATCTATTGAGACACTGCTCAAGGCTAACGAGAAACAATCTCAGTGGAAGTTTAACATTCCTAGCTTACACCGTAAGGTTGAGGGTATTAGTGGTGGGCACTTCTTAATTGTAGGCGCACGACCTAACACAGGTAAGACAAGCTTTCATGCATCTCTTATTGCAGGACCTAATGGTTTTGCTAAGCAGGGTGCACGTTGTCTTATTCTCTGTAATGAAGAGGCGTATGAACGTGTAGCGTTTCGCTATCTTACTGCAGCTACCAGCCTGACGATGGAAGAAGTTAAAGATAACTTTCCTCTAGCCTCGACAAGATACCAACGTGTCAGAGATAACATAGATCTGTACGACAGTACGGGTAAAGACATGGTATGGGTAGAGGCGGCTATTAAAAACTACAAGCCTGACATTGTGGTACTTGACATGGGTGATAAGTTTGCACCTCGTACCAGTGACAAGTCAGACGTGTACCTAAAGGATGCAGCTATTCATGCACGTAACATTGCAAAGCAATACAACACAGCAATTATATGGATGTCCCAATTGTCTGCAGCAGCAGAGAATAGGATTAACGTAGACCAGTCTATGCTTGAAGGGAGTAAAACAGGCAAGGCTGCAGAGGCAGACCTCATGATTCTTATATCTAAGAACCCTACAATGGCAGAGCTAGGGGATGAGGATGAGGTAGACAATCAGCGCTATCTTGTACTGGCTAAGAACAAGTTAAAAGGTGGCTGGCATGGTAAGATACCCTGCGAGTTAGATGGAGCTAGAGCGCAGTATTCTGCGTAGGAAGGTATATTAATATGAAGCGTGTTCTTGATGTCGAGAATACAACTACCAAACGAAACAACAAACTACACATGGACCCCTTTGAGTCAGACAATACACTAACACAAGTAGGTGTGCAGGATGTAGATACTCACCGTCAATACATCTATACGTTTGATCATGAGGAGCAGCAAGATTATAGTGGAGATGCGTTCAAAGCTGTACAAGCTATATTAGATACTACCACACTACTTATCATGCACAATGCACAGCATGACTTGGCGTGGCTATGGGCTAGTGGTTTCAAGTATGACGGTAAGATCTACGATACTATGCTGGCAGAGTATGTACTAATGCGAGGGGATCACTTAGAGATCTTAGTTACAGGTAGTGTTAAAAAGAAATCACTGAGCTTAGACAATTGTGCTAAGCGCAGAGAGTTGTACTATCAGAAGGACGATACCCTAAAGAGATACTTCAAGGATGGCTATGGTACAAATCAGATACCTCTAGACGAACTAACACATTACTTATCGTGTGACTTAAAAACAACTGCAGCTTTGTATAAAGCTACTGAGGTAGACTACAACGCACCAGAGTCAAAGTCTTTACATACTATCCGGGATATCACGTTCAACGTCTGTAAGACACTTACTCGTATCTATATGAATGGCATCAAGATAGATCAGGATGCTTTAGATGTAGTGCAACAGGAGTTTGAGAAAGAGAAAGCAGAGATAGAAGAAAGGCTGCAGAAGAAAACAAGAGAGCTTATGGGGGATACGCCTATCAATCTTAATAGTCCAGAGCAATCCTCTCAGGTACTGTTCAGTAGAAAGGTAAACAACAAAAAGGAATGGGCAGATCTGTTTGAATATACTTCTACTGTTGAAGAGTATAAAGACGCAGTAAACAAAAACAGTACCCTGTTACGCAAGACTAAGGCTTTCACTTGTCCTACCTGCGATGGAGAAGGCAAGGCTTTCAAGAAGAAGAAAGATGGTTCAAGATACAGCAAAGCTAACAAGTGTAAGGACTGTGATGCACGAGGCTATCAGCTACAGCAGACAAACGAGATGGCGGGCTTAGGCTTCTTCCCACCTAGTAAGTCATGGGTTAGTGCCAATGGTTTCAGTACAGGAAAGGATAACATGGATGCACTTATTGCAACGGCTAAAACAAATAACATGGAAAGTGCGGTATCTTTTCTTTCAGATCTTAAGCGGCTTAGCGCTATCAGTTCTTACCTTTCTAGTTTTGTTGATGGCATACGTACTTATACTAAGCCTGATGGATTCCTTCATGTAGGTCTTACCCAGCACATAACTTCAACGGGCAGGTTTAGCGGGCGTAACCCTAACATGCAGAACATGCCACGAGGTAATACATTCCCAGTCAAACGTGTCTTTGTTTCACGTTGGGAAGGCGGGAGCGTTATGGAAGCAGACTTTGCCCAGCTTGAATTTAGGGCGGCAGCATTCCTGTCTCAGGACAAGGTAGCTATGGAAGAGATTGCCACAGGGTTTGACGTACACGCTTACACTGCAAAGGTTATCACTGATGCAGGGCAACCTACAGGCAGACAAGAAGCTAAGGCTCATACCTTTGCCCCTTTATTTGGCGCTAGTGGGTACGGCAGGAGTAAGGCAGAAGCTGCTTACTACACGCACTTCAACGAGAAGTACAAAGGTATAGCTGCATGGCATAAGAAGTTAGGAGATGAGGCAGTTCGCTACCAGAAGATAACCAATGTGTCAGGCCGACAGTATGCTTTCCCTAATACAGAGAGACGTATGAATGGCACACCTACTAATTTTACTACCATAAAAAACTATCCAGTGCAGGGCTTTGCTACAGGGGATGTCACTCCTGTCATTCTTATGGAGCTAGAGCATAGACTTATGCCCTTACAATCTAAAGTTGTGAATACAGTGCATGACTCAATGGTGGTAGATGTACATCCAGAGGAGATAGATTATGTAATACAAATGGTAACAGATCTTAACGAGGACTTAGACAAAATTATATACGAAGCATACGGCGTAGAAATGAATGTGCCTATGTTATTAGAAGCCAAGATTGGTCCTAATTGGCTTGACACAAAAGACGTTTAATGATATAACTTCACTTCCAACAAACTCAACAAAGGAAAATAAATATGAGTACATCAGTAGCATTATCCGTAGATGGTATGTCTTTATCAGAGGCAATGGGAATGTCATCTACACCTACCGCATCAACCCTTGCTCGTGTAGCACAGGTGCACAATCCTATCACCGTATCTATTGGTGATGACGAGAAGATTACTGTACCTGTAGGTGCATTCAAAGTAACCATGCCTGACGGGGAAGTTGTCTATACTCGAAAGGCATCTATTCGTGTGTTTGCACAGCGTCAGCAGTGGCAGCGTTGGGATTCAGCATCAGAGACAATGAACAAAAGTCTCATGTCTAATAGTTTGAATGGGGATCTAAAAGATACCACAGGTAAGTTCAACTTGGGCCGACCTAGTGGTTACATTGAAGACTTCCAATCTTTACCAGAGGCTACGAAGAATCTTATTCGCAGCATCAAGCGTGTAAAGGTTACGCTTGGTATGATTATTCTGGACAATCCAATGGACTATTCGGGTAATCCCTTACAAGGCTACGAGGATGAGATTCCGTTTGTGATGGACATCAAGAATACAGAGAGCATGAAGTCATTGGACAATGCGCTTAGTAAGATCATGTCTAAGAAGCTCACCCCAGTAGAGCATACTGTTGCACTGTCTAGCGCTAAGCGTGAGTTGCCTACAGGTGCTAAGTACGCTGTGCTAGTGGCTGATCTAGGGAGCAAGGTAAACTTTCAAGAGCAGGACAGTGCTACACTACAGGACTTCTTGAACTGGGTAGAGTACTCCAACAGTTATGTATCTCAGAAGTGGCAGGAGAATAGTTCATCAGCAATAAGTGCTAGTGACGCTGATCTGGTTTCTTCAATCGTAGAAGTACAAGAAGCACAGTAATGATGCATCCCGCAGAACTGTCCGTACATTCATATCTACGCAAAGCCTTAGATGGTGATGCAGGTATGTCTAAAGAAAACATTGAAGCCATAGTAGCAGACGTTGCTAAGGCTTTGGAGAAGCAGTTTAACGGCGGGCCAAGAGATGAATTTAAACTTAGGATGTCTAATATCGGGCGTCCTAAGTGCCAACTCTGGTTTGAAAAGAATGACCCTGAGACAGATGAGCATAAGCCTACATCATTCCTACTACAGATGATGCTAGGTGATTTTGTTGAGGCGTTATTCAAAGGTCTGCTTCGTGAAGCTGGTGTTAAGTTTAAAGACAATGACAAGGTAACATTGAACTTAGGTGAAGGTAAAGATATCAAGGGTGAGTTTGATATGATACTGGACAATAAGCTTGATGATGTTAAGTCTGCATCGCCTTGGTCCTACACTAACAAGTTCACTAACTTTGAAACACTTGCCCAAGGAGATTCGTTTGGGTATGTACCTCAACTGGTTGGTTATGCTAAGGCAGCTAACGTAGGTGTAGGTGGTTGGTGGGTAGTCAACAAATCCAATGGCGAGTTTAAATACGTATCAGCAGAGGGTGTCAATGAAGAAAAAGTAATAGAGGACATAGAAGGAACATATGATTACATTAATAATGATGAACCTTTTGAGCGCTGCTTTGGGGCAGTACCAGAAACGTATAGAAAGAAACCATCAGGCAACATGAAGTTAAACTCTTCCTGTAGGTTCTGTTCACATAAGCGTAAGTGCTGGCCTACTATGCAGACCTTACCATCTAAAGTATACTCAGGAAACAAAGAAGCACCCCTAGTTGATTACATCTTATAGAAAGGAAAGACATGACTAAGCTAACATTAGACGATAAAGAATATGAGATCGAAGACATGACAGAGGAACAGAAGGAGATTCTAAACATACTAAACTTAGGCTCCAATGCATCTGCTCTCTTAAATCACATTACGCAATGTGTACAGGCTGTACAGCAGATGAAAACAAACGAGTTAAAATCTTCTTTGGAACCTGATAATGCCACCGAAGAAGAAACCTAGAAGGCATAACTCAAGAAGGTATCGCAGCGGCTTAGAGAAAGAAGTCGCTGCATTCTTGAGTAGTAATCAGAAGTCGGTAAGGTATGAGAAACTAAAGATAGAATGGGAAGACTTTAGATACAGAACTTACACCCCTGACTTTGTGTTGGACAACAACATAATAATTGAAACCAAAGGTATCTTTGATAGTGAAGATAGACGCAAACACTTGGAGATAAAAAAGCAACACCCTTACCTAGACATTAGGTTTGTATTTAGTAACTCAAGATCTAAGCTTTACAAAGGAGCTAAAACAATGTATCAGGAATGGTGCGACAAGAACAATTTTAAATGGGCGCACAGAGTTATCCCGGAAGAATGGTTAAAAGAAGATCCTACTACTGAAATAAACTTAGATAAGATTACTGTACAAAGGAAACTATAAATGGTTAGAAGAATATCCAATCAAGAAGTAGCTATCATTCTATCTCTAGATGATTCAGAAGAAGAGGATGCGTTGAGTGTAGTTACTTATGTACCCAAGGATTGTGATTTAGATAGAGATACCCTTGACGAATTACTAAACGTAACTACATTCCTTACATCCTTCCTACATTTAGCGGAGAGAAATCAAACTTTGCGAAAGCAGGTTATGGAATATAGAAACGCTTTGTTGGACATGGAGCATCTAGAAGATATGGATTTTATAGAAGAGGAAGAAGGTTTACCACCCGTAGATGTAAAGACTACCAATGGTAAGGTCATACGATTAGATGCATGGACAAAGACAAAAGGAAATGCTTGATGTCAAAACAGTTTGATCCTGTTAATAGCCCGCCACACTACACAATAGGAAATGGAGTGGAGTGTATTGAGTATATCAAACAAGTACTTACCCCAGAGGAGTTCAAAGGCTACTGCCACGGCAACTTAATTAAGTATCAACACAGGCACGGATATAAGGGTAAGCCTGTAGAAGATATGGAAAAAGCACAGTACTATCTCAATAAATTAGTAGAAACATTAAAGGAGATTCACAAGTGACACATGACTACACTGTTTCTTTTGTAATTAAAGTAGACGAGGATAACAATCTACTATCATCTCTACAAGAGGCACACAAAGAAGATATAGAAGAGTTAGTTTTAAATATGTTCTATGACGTAGATGATGTGACAATATCAAAACTATTGGTAAGGGATAGACCATGATTAACAAAAGTGACTTAGAGGCGTTTGGGTATTTCGATATGTTTCAAAACAGTACGGACTACGATCAAGACCCTGTAAGATTTTACAGTCAATTTGTAGAGGATAAGGTATTCACTAAAGGACGAGAGCGTTTAGTAGAAAATACTTTGGGTTTGGTTGGCGAAGCGGGAGAAGTATCTGAGAAGGTCAAGAAATTATTTAGAGATAAGAATAAATTTACAGACGAAGAAGTCCTTAAAGAACTGGGTGATGTATTGTTTTATACAGTAGCTTTAGCTAATATCTTTGGGGGAAACTTAAAGAAAGTTATGGAGATGAACATGGCAAAGTTAGATGATAGAGAGCAACGTGGTGTATTAAAAGGAAGCGGTGACAATAGATGAATAATTATTTACCAACAGACTATCAAGCTTTTATTCATACCTCACGGTATGCACGATGGCTTGATGATGAAGGACGAAGAGAGTCTTGGGGCGAAACAGTAGATCGTTACATTAACAATGTAGTAGGGCATAAGATTGACGAGAACACTAAGGATGACTTAATGTTTTCTATTCTCAACTTAGAGGTTATGCCGTCCATGCGAGCCATGATGACTGCAGGTCCAGCGGCTAATCGTGACAACACTTGCATGTATAACTGTAGTTATCTACCCGTAGAGGACCCTAAGTCCTTCGATGAGGCTATGTTCATCCTCTTGTGTGGTACTGGTGTCGGCTTCAGTGTCGAGCGTCAGTTCATTAGTAAGCTTCCTGAGATCCCTGAGTTGTTCGACAGTGAGACTACTATCGTTGTCAAAGACAGTAAGGAAGGTTGGGCTAAAGCTCTTCGTCAAGTTCTTGCTCTCCTCTGGGCTGGTGAAATCCCCCAGTGGGATATTGGTTTAGTCCGTCCTGCAGGTGCAAAGCTTAAAACCTTTGGTGGTAGAGCTTCTGGTCCCGCACCTCTTGTTGAACTATTTAATTTTACTATTGCTACCTTCAAGAATGCACAAGGACGTAAGCTATCTAGCATTGAGTGTCACGACATCATGTGTAAGATTGGTGAGGTAGTTGTCGTAGGTGGTGTACGCCGTAGTGCTATGATCTCTCTGTCTAACTTAAGTGATGATCGTATGCGTCACGCTAAGTCAGGTCAGTGGTGGGATAACGAACCTCAACGTGCATTAGCTAATAACTCTGTTAGCTATACAGAAAAACCAGATGCTATATCATTCATGCGTGAGTGGATGGCACTAGTAGAGTCAGGAAGTGGAGAACGTGGTGTATTCAATCGTCAAGCAAGTAAGAAACAGGCTGCAAAAAATGGTAGGCGTGATCCTAACTACGAGTTTGGGACTAATCCTTGCAGTGAAATTATACTTAGACCAAATCAATTCTGCAATCTTACGGAAGTTGTTATTCGTGCGACAGATACCCTTGAAGATTTGGAGCGTAAGGTTAAGCTTGCTACGATTCTGGGAACCATACAATCCACCTACACCAAGTTTCCATACTTGCGTAAGGTGTGGAACAAGAACACAGAAGAAGAGCGTCTGCTGGGTGTGTCACTTACAGGGATAATGGACAACTCCTTGATGACTATTAAGAACAAAGGCTTGGAGAAGACTCTTGAACATCTTCGTGGGATTTGTGTTTCTACTAATGCTGAATGGGCTGACCGTCTTGGTATACCTGCTGCTGCTGCAATTACATGCGTCAAGCCTTCGGGCACGGTATCGCAATTGGTGGATAGTGCCAGTGGCATACATGCTCGCCATAGTCCCTATTATATCCGTACTGTGCGTGGTGATAATAAAGATCCCCTAACACAGTTCATGACAGATCAAGGCATTCCTAATGAGCCTTGTGTTATGAAGCCAGATCAAACAACAGTGTTTAGCTTTCCACAAAAGGCACCTGCTGGTGCTGTTGTTACAGAAGAGATGTCAGCCATTGAGCAGCTTGAAACATGGTTGACCTATCAACGCTCATGGTGTGAGCATAAGCCTAGCGTAACGATAAATGTACGTAAGGATGAATGGTTTGAAGTAGGTGCCTTCGTGTACAAATACTTCGATGAAATGTCGGGTGTATCTTTCTTGCCCTACAACGAGCACACATATCAACAAGCACCATATCAAGAGGTAGGAGAAGTTGAATACAAAGACTTACTTTCTTTCATGCCTTCTAGTATTGCTTGGAGTGAGCTTGCAAATTATGAGAAAGAAGACAACACTGTTGCAATGCAGACGATGGCTTGTACTGGTGATGTGTGCGAAGTAGTAGACTTAACATAAAGGAGAAGTAATATGACAGGTTTAGAATTTATGGCACTGGCAACAATAACTTTTGGCGCTATCGCAGAAGGCGTAGCTCTTGCATCGGAGCACGGTCCTGCTATCGTTGATCAGGTGCGAGGTTGGTTTTAATGTATGCGCTATTACTAGTGATGTATAGTATGGGTAACTTAAAAGTAAAAGCAGTAGATAATATATTCACTAGCGAAAATGAGTGCGAGGTTTTTTCGAGTGTATTACACAAGAAGCTTGTAGATACACGACCTAGCGAAGATGCCTTTGTTAAACTTTACTGCTTGCCCTTGCCAGAGAGTGTGTAATATTGATAAGTCGTATTGAGGAAGAAGCAAAGAGACATACAGAAGCTCGACAAAGAAGATTTAATGAAGAAATCTTACGACTTCTAGAACCTGTACGAAACCACATACAATTTAACTTGCAAGAATCTAAAGTAAAAGAACGAGCATTAGAAAGAGTAGAAGATGTGGCTATGACAAGTAAGTATGCTGTAGAAACAACAGGTTTAAAATAATAAAAGGGGGCTTAGTTGCCCCCTCTTTTTTTGTAACTTATAAGTTACTCTCTGTCTGAAGAAGTTTCTTTCTATTGTTCTCGTCTTTGAGATAGAAATACAAAAGTTCTAATGCTTCATTAGAAAGATCTTCTACTTCTCCTGTCATACCTAAAGCTTCCATACCTTCAGAAAGTTCTTGTTTACTGACAGAGCCACCTCTCTTACTAATCTCGTACATGATTTCCATACGACGATCACCTGTCTTACCGTAGACTTGTAGCGTTTTCATTGCTTGCTTCTTAGATATAGACAGAACACGACTAACTAAGTATCTGCGCTGCTCATCTGTACCCTCTTTCCATTTAGGAGAGTTTACAACAGTTTCTGCATAATAATCCAAATAGTTTACAATTATTTCATTCATTCTATTATCCGCTGCAGCAATGTCAGCTTTGATGTTAGACTTCCACTCAGGTAAACCTATCTCATTAAACATTCTATTGATAGTGGAAGGTGCATCTTTCTCCCTAAAACCAAACAGCCTTCCTATAGGTGCTCTACCCGGAGTATCAGATAAAGCTCTCTTCTTTTCTTGAGGGGCTTTCTGTCCTAGCATTTCTTGTACGGACAGATCCATAGCATCAAACATTTGATCCACGTAGCGAACTGAATTGTTCAGCCACTTGCTACCATCATTACGATCCACCGCTACATAATCTTCCCCACGAGAGATAGCAGCTACTTGATTGATAGGATCTAAGGGACGTGTGTATCCCGATATGTACATAGATACTGCGCCACCTACAGCAGAACTTGCATTAGACTTAACTGCATCTATATCACCTGCAGAGAGATCTAGTAGAAGTTGATAGGGTGCTTTGCTGACCTCACCTAACTGTCTTGTGATTGATTCGATACCAAAAGTGGCAGTAATATCTGCTACTAGTTCTTTCGGCACATAACCATCTCTATGTTGATGTGCTGCCATACGACCCATAGCCTTATAGAAGCTGAAAGGGAAGTCGTACTTACGATCTCGTATAGTGCCGTCACTCATACGATCTTCATTCCAAGCAAGACCTTCTTCCATATTCTTATAGTCGTAAGCTCCCCAAGCCCCTATTAAGCCTAGTCCTACCGCACCTTTGATAGCAAGCTCATAAGGATCTCTTTCAGATTTACCTAAGTATTTGTGCATAAAGCTTATGCCTGTGTAGTCTGCCATATGTACAACAGTATTGTTAAAGAACTTACCGAAAGGCACAAGTGCACCAACAACAGGAACTCTACGTGCATCTTCGATAGCAGCAGCTACATAGCCTAACGCAGTTTTATCAATGTCTTCTGACTTAGGTTTATATGATTTAGAAAATACATTGCGTAAGGTATCAGACACAGCAGTAGCTGTTACTTCTGCATACTCTTCCCCGTCCATCTTCTTATATAGATCTGCATCTGCAATGAACTCAGAGTAAGACATATTGTATTTCAGACGTACCTGTTTATCTATGTTGTACATAAACTCTTGCGTCTTAGTTAAGAAGTCTTGAGCCTTAACACCATAGACTGTTTGGAAGAAGTCCATTACTTTCTCAGGGACGCCGGGCTTATCCATGTCATCTATTTTAATGTTCAACTGTTTGAGTGTATCTTCCATCTCAATTTCGCCAGCCATAAAGCGAAACATTTCTTTCTGCGCTTTAGGGTTGTGAGCAAAGAAGTCCATTGCTTCATTGAACGTGGCGTTAGGATCTAGGATGTTAGAGATCTTTTGCTTTTGTAGCTTGAGTAACTGTATGCCTTTGTTACGAGCTTGTACAGCGTCAGCTTTCCTGCCCATTACAGATAATGCAAAGGATGCAGGACCGTACAGTACACCACGAGTAGTATCAGTTATACTTTGTAATGCAGATGCCTGTGTCCAACCAATCAAGTTAAGCATAGTCGTGCCCGGATGCGTAACCAAAGTACGAATGAAGTTGTTTTGAAACTTGGCAGCGCCTTTAGAGACAGCCGCTTTACGTGCAGCAAAGGGTGTCATACCTTCAGCAATCATTTCTTTAGCAGACATCTCAGCTTGCTTTGAGTCTAGCTCTGCCTTAGCTGCACCAATAAGTCTTTGCAAGGGTTCGTCTGTCTCAGGCTCATAACCTATAGCCCGACTAGTCTTAGATAAAATATTTAAGTATCTAGCACTCTGACTAACCTCAGAAGACAGAACATCTAAGCCTTGCTCAAGGGTCTTGCCTTTAAAGTCTGGTATGAATTTGCCTAGAGTTTCATCAAAGATACCTTGTATGTCATCTATAACACTGTCAGGCATTTCCATCACAGTGCTAGACAACCAGTCAAAGTGATTAGCAAAACCTTCACGACCTATAGGCTGCTTGATACCTCGCTTAGCTAGGATAGTTGACACACCCTCAAAGCCATCTTGAGGAGATCCCCTTAGAAACAAATCTAAAATGATATCACTACGAGGTGTACCGGGGGAACCCGGCTCTAGGGGTACAGCCCTTGCCATATCTCCACGTCTGACTTTGTTAAACCAGTCACCTAGTCTAGCTTTTGTATCAGCCAAATCTCTTGACAAGGATTCTACAGCTTCAGGGTCTGCCTTTAGATTTTCTGTAGCTTCTTTAGTTTGCCTACGTACCTCTTCTCCTGCCAAGTCAGCAGCTTTAGCCTTAGCTTCTGCAGCATCCGCAAAGAATTTAGCTGAAGCACCTACTGACTCAGAGCCGCCTTTAGATATACGATTTAAACCATAAGCAATCCCGCCGCCAAACAAGCCGCCAGCAAATGCAACACTACCTTGCACGGCATCATAGTCTGTCTGCAGTCCTGCTTTCTCGAATGATTCTTGATAAGCCCAGTCAACGCTTAACCCAAAGGCTGCATCTGATAAAGCCGTAGCACCTATCTCCATCTTAGCAGACTTCTGTGCCGCTTCCTTGCCAGCCTCAGACTGTAGCATACGAGACAAGATCTTACGCTCTTGCTTGAAAGCTTCTTCCCGCAATAGTTTTTCAGTAGGCTTCTTTATGCCTCGCTCTCTAAGCTGCTTCTTAGCGAAAGACATAGCAGCTTTCTTAGCGGCGGCTGTCACACCTTTCATGCCAGCTTGTGCAGCTAGTTTACCTACACCCAAAGATGCAAGGTTGGCAGGGTCTATAATCAAAGCTCTAGCGTAATCACCTACAGCATCTAACTTTTGACCTACGGTGGTTTCATCAGAAAAGGCACCCTTCATGTTATCAAATAACTGATAAGCATCTGCAGCAGCAGCACGTCTAGAGTTTATCTCACCCTCTTCTTTAGCAGGGTTATGCAGGTAAGTCATCTCACCTAGTGTAGTAACAGACTGACCAAAGTTAAACTTACGCATATGATTAACGTAGGAGTCTACAATCTTCTGTCTATCATGAGTCATTTCACTCATGCCAAAACGCTGATCCATATACTTTTCAACAATGTTAAAGTTTTGATCCTCAATGAGATCCCCTACAGAAGAAGCATCCGCAGGACCAAACACATCTTCTGTTTGACGGTCCTCGTCGTTGCGGGCAGCGGCCATCATTTGTTCATATGTTAATGCCATTTAGTTATCGCCTCGTCGCCTCGGTGTTGTCCTTTTAAGAGCGCCTGTTATTGGGTTATGGGTAGCGCCATAGGTGTCATTCCAATCATCAATTTGTTTTTGTAATGGGCGCTTTTGCGCAGGAGTTAAGCGCTTCCTAGAACCTATGTTGTTCTCTTCTTTAAACTTGAGGATAAGCTGTGCCATTGTAGGACGTGGGTCTGTAGGTTGTGTTAAGTCTACATCTGTATCGTCTCCTTCATTGTCAACGCCTTCGTCTGCACCTTCGTCTGCACCTTCGTCTGCACCTTCGTCTGACTCCTCATCCTCGTCTTCCGCAGGATCTGTCTTTCTTATATCATCTCCTACAATATAATATGTATCAGGCTCTAACTCTTCCGCAGCGGCTTCATCACTATCGAACTCTCGTAGAGTATCTAGGGGTGGTACTTCTATCCCCTGATCTGTCATGTTTTTATGCTTATCTTCTAACGTCAGAGGTACAGTCTGTGCTATGTAGTAGTCTGCAAAAGATTGTTCTAAAAGAGCATTGTCTGTCATAGATCCCGGATACTCGTTTTCAAATCTCTTTGCAGCATTTACTGCAGGTTGTAACAGATCTGGATAAAGTCTTCCAATACCTGCATAGTCTTTACTATCAAGTAGATCCTGCAATTTCTGTTGAGACGCAGTATCTGAAGCTATTCTAAGATCATCAATCTTATCTTCTACTAAAGTCTCTAAGTTACTTTCTATTTCTGCTGCCAGTGCTCTCTTCTCTGCGACACTTGCTTGAGAAGCAGGTAATGCACTATAGTCAAACTCTACAAGACCCGGAGCTTCTGGTGTTGAGGGTAGACCTGCCATAGCTTTAACATCACGGCCTGTAAATCCATCCACAGCAAGTTGATCTAGATCTCTATCAGCATACTCTGTTTCATCTCCAAAGAGAAGACCTAGACCCGAAAAGAAGTTATTCTCTTCCTGTCTGTCTGGTGTTTCCGCTCTGGTATACATACCAAAACCTTCTTTAATTCTATCTGCAAGAGGAGTATCAGGAGAGGTGTACGTACCTATATCTCCTACAAACGCTTGTGCTTCTCGTCCTGTTATAGATGTGTCATCTTTAATACTATTATACATATTACTTATGGCGGGAACTCCACCTTGATCATATAGATAGTCTACAAAAGTTCTTTCTACGCCTCTGCCTATGATGTAGTTAGACATATTCAAAACAGAATTAACGCTCTCTTGACGTTCCGCTACAATTTTTTTACCATAAGTATCTAACCAATCACGATTAGATTGACGTTTCTCTCTTATGTATTTACGCTTTTCCTCTAAGATATCAGCGCCTTCTTCAGCCATACCTGCTGCAAAATCCATCCAACTCATAACTTAAGCTCCTCTACTCATAAGACCTTGACCGCCTACTGGTGGAGCTTTAGGCTGTTCTTCTGGCGCTTGTTGCTCTTGTGGTTGCTCTTCTCGCATCTCTTCTAACTGCTCTCTTTGAGGTGAACCAAAAGCCTCTGCAGTCTCCTCTACAAAACCTTCATCAACCTTGTCTTCTTCTTGTGACAGTTGCTCATCCAAATTTTTCTCAATAAGAGCTTGAAGCTTTTCTTCTTCCGCTTGTTTCTTTTCTTCGTCCTCACTAAAGAACTCCTTAAAGTTAATATTTGCAGTGTTAGCCATCCAATTAATTTCTTCATGAATGATAGGAGCAATTATTAAACTCATGTCCACAGAGTGCATACCCATACCTACAGACGCAGTAAGAATACTATCTACTAAAGTCTCTACAGGAAATCCAAACTCCAGTAAAAACAATACACCTTCAGCTACCTCTTGTTCATATAGTCTGTCCAAGTGATAGACAATAGCGGAATCAGGATCATTAATCTCAGGAGGTCTTTCCCAAGGAAAGTTTCCGGGTTCGTCAGTCAAAGATTGTCCGGGGATAGGTGCTTCAAAAAACATTATTATATTAACCTTCTATGACAACATTATGCGAGTAGTAAGGTACTACCACAGGCTCATTATTTTTATAGCTAGAGTAGTACGTATGGTTGCCTATTTCAATAGGGTTGGAACCAGAAAAGTCTGTGCCTCGTTTTTTAGACAGTGCTTTATTTAAAAAGAAAGTGCTTCCTTGAGAGGCGTCTATGCCTTCTCTTACGTAGTTTTCAAATTCAAACTTCTGCATGTCCAGTTTATCAAAGGGAACACTGATCTTACTAATATTACCTTTAACTTTTCCTACAGGCTCAAACTGACCTTTCTGTTTAAGCACCGCTTCTAATGTATTAGGGAATCTATCAGATGCAATCCTGTTTAGAATTACACCTCGTACAGCATTTCGTCCTTCTACACCTTCACCTTTAGCTTCAGCCCAAACTACACGCTCCAACATTTCAACTTGTTTAGAAGTCAATACAAGGGGATCAGGCATATCTTCGCCACCCTTGTCAGGTTCTTCAGTTTTAGCAGGAGGTGGTACAAGAGGTTTTCTTTCTTTTTCAGGAGAAGGCTCCTCTACTTTTTTTGTAGGCTTCGTTTCTTCCTCTTCTACTTTAGGTGCTAATTTATCTAGCTCCTCTTGAATTTCAGGATCATTTTGAATATTAAACCAGTCACTTATTTTTTTACCTATATCCGTGCCTATTATACCCTTATCTTTTTTAGCCGTCAAGCCTTCGCTTACATCTATAGGATCAGTATCAATAGCTGCTATATCTTGTCTAGCTCTTTGAGATCTCATAAGCCCGCTTTGTTCTGAGGCAGACTCTTTTTCTGACTGTATATCTGCAGCTATACGAGCGCCAATACTACCAGCAGCAGCGGCAGCGCCACCGCCAAAGACAGATCTAAGACCCATTAAATTTTTATTGTTTGTTTTTGACATTATTAACTACCTTATTGCTATCTACTTAACCGCCACCAAATAAAATGCTACCAAAGAACCTGCCCATTGACCTACTATTAGCTGCGTCATTCTGTGCTTTAAGTGCTGCAGCTTGCGCATCTGCACTCATCTGCGTTAAGATGATTGCATTAGCTCTATCCGCTGCACTCTCAGAAGACTTCCAAGCCATAGACATAAGATCTCTTTCCCGTTGCCATATTTGATCCATAGTAGATTGTGTCATAGCATTAGAAGTCATGGCGTGTTGTCTATTTGCTTCGTTTTGTGCCGCCGTATTAATTGTAGCTACGTTCTGTCTCCACTGAGCATTAGCTTGAGCTACAACTAATTGATTGTTTGCGTTGAACTGATCTCTCTGGTTCTTTAATTCCGCATTAAACTTTTGAGCAGCATTTATTTCACCAGTGTTAAACTGACTCATAGCATTTTTTTGAGATGCATTGAACTGAGATGTCTGAGCTTTTAAACTAGCCATAAACTGATTAGTCTGATTCTCACTAGACGCATTAAACTGCTTGGTTGCATTCTCTGCCGCTGCATCTGTAAGCAAAGCTTGTTGCATAGCTTGTGCCTTAAACATACTAGCTTGCTGTTCATTATTCAGATTAGTCATGTCCATCTGCAAGAACGCTTGAGCATTTTGTACAGCAGCTTGTTGCTGATTAGACAAGTTTGCCATATCCATAGAGGCAATCTGTGCAGCATTCTGTAAGGTGGCCGCTTGCTTAGAGTTAAGCTCTGCTAAACCAATAGTCTTCATAAGCTCAGAGTTATGTATCTCAGCTTGTTGCTTTGCTGTAAACGTCAAGTTAGCCGCATCTGCATAACGTGCAGCATTAGCCATAGCTACTTGCTGTTTGTTATCAATCTTCTTACCTTGCAGGGCTGCTTCAAGCTGAGCATTGGCAAGATAAGCTTGCTGCTTAGCATTTAAGTTAGCCATATTAACTTGCATTTCGTTAGCGTTATCTTGCAGAATACCTTGCTGACGATTATTTAAATTGATATTGTTTACTTCTGCATAACGTGCAGCTTCAGCCATGTTAGCTTGCTGTTGATTACTTAAGTTTTGGCCTTGTAAGGATGCTTTAATTTGAGCATTAGCAATCACAGTTTGCTGCATGTTTGAAAGATTTTGTGATTGTAAGGCAAAAGCATTTTGTGAATTTTGTAAAGCAGTCTGTTGCTCTGCATTAAAGTTGGCTAGTTCTACCCCTTGTTGGGCAGCAGCATTAGTTAATGATATTTGTTGTTGACGGTTCAGGTTATCCATCTTCATGGTACGGAATGCTTCTGCATCCTGAGCAGCAATAGGTAATGCTGATTCCATAGCGGCTTGCAGGATAGCTGACCCTGCCATAGATGAAGAGCCAAGACCACGAGCAGCCATAGCAGAGTTAGCAGCCCGCATAGCACCTGCAGCCCACGCAGGAGTACCATCATCAAATTGTTTCATTAAGTTAGAAAGCTGACCTTGTACTGTGTCTTGTGCTTCAATCTTACCTTCTTTAAATTCAGCTAACGTACCATCATCTACATTAAAAGATTTTAACTTAGCGGCAACTGCGGTAGCATCATCACTAAGACCTTCCATAGTCATAGCTTCAGCAGCCGCCATTTCAGACTCAGCTATTTTCGCTGGCTTTGGAATCTCTTCTGGTTGTACAGATGTTTGTGCCGCTTTAATATTGTCGGGTACATTAGTTTGAGCAATGTCTGCTTTTACAGCCTCTTCATCTAGACCTTGAGCTACAGCAAGTTCTTCTGATGAAACTGTACGTTCACCTGCAACAGCTTCCTTAATGTAATCAGGGTCCATAGTAGCAGCATCAGCCATAGCTTCTTTAGAAAGCTCTCCTTTTGCAGCTTTAACTTGAGCCTCGTCAGAGACTTCTCCTTTGGCACCCTTTACTTTAGCAGCTTCTTCTGCTGCCTTATCTGCAACAGTTGTAGTGTCTACCGTGGCTGCAGTGACATCACTGGGAGCCGTAGCAGTAGCGGCTTCACCTGCAGTAGCGGGGTCTATGTAAGGTGTAGGACCACTTACCTGACCTGTACCTTTAGAAATAGATGTGCCTTGTGTAGCAGGATCTACGGCAGCTACTTCTGCTTTCTTAGCTAAAGAGCCGGGATCAGTTAAAGACTTCTTAACCATCTCCTGTTGCGCCCCAGAGAGTTGAGCGCCTTGACCTTGACCTATAGCTGCAGCTTCCTCTTGGGCAACCCCAATTTCTTTACGCTTAGCTTCTACTGCCGCTTTAATATCAGGATTCGTTTGATCTTGTTGTAGCAACTGTTGTAGTTCAAGATTTAATTTAGTAATCTTATCACGAACTTTTTTTGATGCGGCATCTAAGTCAGCAGAAGTTGATGTAGCATATTCATCTGCTTCTTTTTTTGCTGTCGCAGCTTCTTCTTTTATCCTACGTTCTTCTAGAACTTTCTTTTCTGCAGAATTAACTTCTTCTTGAGTGTTATACTCTTGCCCCTTTAATTCAGGAAAGGTAGACGTAAACTTTTCTGGCTCAACAACGGGTTCAGGCTCAGGGGCAGGGGCAGCTTCGCCACCTCCACCGCCTCCACCGCCATAGACTACTCTATCCTTAAACAGTAAGGATGGCATAAAAGGATTATACAAACTATTTCTCATGTTCTAAGCTCTCTTGTATGTCTTCTCTCTGGATCGTGCAGTCTGCGCCAGTTTACTTTTTCGTTTCTCTGATAGGTGTTTCTATGTTCTTGTCGCATCTGTTTTACTAAAGAGTATGCGTTTCCATAAGGCGCTAAAAGTTCAATAGCCCATAACTCTTCTTTAGTATCATCTTTATAATCTTCTTCTGTTATATAATACTTTTGTTTTAAAAAATCTTTAGCGGATTGTTTATTTAACCAACACCAAGTAATAAGACCTACAGGTTTTTTATCTTTATAAAACATACGTATTCTATTATATTTTATAGGAGATATCAAGTATCTTTGTACGTCTAATACATTATAATATTTATGCCATTTACTTTTACTAAAAAGTTCTAGTCCATCAACCACTGCTTGTTCATAACTAACCATTTACTACTTCATTCAATCCCCAAATCATTGCACCTGTGCCACCTAAAAATAATATCACACCTGCTGTTAGAGATAAACCCCAAAACAACCTATCTCTTGCTTTAGCTTGTGCCTCTAGTGCTTCTTTCTGTCTGACCCTAGCTGCAGCTTGCTCCTTAACTACTAAGTCCCACATGCCCGGTGGTCCATACAATCTACACACTTCACGTAATTCGTTCTGTGCTTCCTTGTGTTTCATCTTAGCTTGGGCTATAGCAAACCCTTCTTCTTCAGATGAGGTAAGTCTACCCAGTGGTCCCTTATGTCTACCTTGTTCCGCTAAACTTATGTCAGCCTCTAGCTTAGCAAGCTTACCAAAGTGAGGCAGTAAGTCTGCTATATCACTACCAGCTTTAACTGCAGAACTAACTGCACCAGCTATCTTAGTAACTGCACCTGCTAAAGCTAATACTTCTATCATTATGGCAAACCTTTTTATTCATTTCTGTCTGCCATCTTTTCTACTGATGATCTTATTGCTTTTATGTTTTCGTCTATACGTGCTAGTGATACTGCTTGTTCATGTACCGAAGTTTCTATACGGGCCATGCGTTGTTGTAAGGACATGATGTCATCTCTATTATCTTCAATGTCAGACATCATCATACTCACTGTCCATACGATAGCTGCTCCCTGAACAAGTAAGCCAAAGATCAGTGTAATCGGTACAGACTTGCTTAGGTGCCAGCTATCCTCAGACATTAGCTGCAATAGCTGCATTAGCAGCAGTCATGTCTTCTGTAGTCCAGAAGTCTTTTGCAACCATTAGCTGTAGATGCTCTACGTTGCGTGACACAGTGTCAGTCCAATCGGCATCTTCCATGTCCTCTGGTTGCCCAGCGTTTAGCAAGTCAACGGAGTGACCCATTGCTGTGTAGTGTTGTGCGATTTCTTCTGTAGTTAGTGTATCAGTCATGTTTTTTCCTTTTCTGACTATGCGTTTTCTAGGGCCGTGATCCGTGCCTCTAGTTCTTTGATTGTAGCGACCAAGAGTGGCACTAGCTTGCTTTGGTCAATCTGTTGGTAAACAGGGTTGCTATCCTCACCTACTTCGTTGTGTGTGCCTGTGATTGCTTCTGGCACAACTGACTGAACTTCGTGTGCTAAAAAGCCATCAACTGTTGTGTCTGCATCAGCAATAAAGTTGAAGCGTGATGGGTTGAGTTGCTTCAGACGATCTGTTGCGCCTGTCAGTTCAACCACGTTTTCTTTTAGGCGGTAGTCAGATGAGGTGTTGTAGGCCGTGGATGACCCACTTGTAGTAATTGATCCAATCGTTCCATTTGGGTTATGAAACTCAAATGCTGTTCTTGCATTGGTTGAATCTTTAATGCTTTTAAAAGAACCACCGCCACTATCGGGCGCAAAATAATATGAAGGCGCTGAGCCAGATGTAGCTCCTCCCAAATAGGTGTTGCCACTACCATCAATATACAACCTAGGATTACCATCCCCATCCGACAGCACGATGTTGTTGCTTGAGGTGCGGATGTCCAAGCCGCCTTGGTTGCCGTGAAATGCTCCTACAATTGTATTTTTTCCTCCTGTAGTTACATAATAACCTGCATTTCTGCCTAAGTATGTGTTTTCTACTCCAGTAGAATTACTGAACCCCGCCTC